TCTAAGGACAAGAAGCGAATGATACCAGAGGCTGTTAATGAGTACCAACGTCAGATGTATCAGTCTATAGAAGCATGGTCTACTACAAAGATGGAAAGTATGAAGTTCCGTAATCTACCACAAGATGAACTACGCATTATATGGAAAGATAAGTTGAAGGAAGTTAAAGAATTAACTAAGCTTCGATTGGTAACGAGATATGACGGAACAGGCACAACGTTACGCAGTCAGTATGACCTAGTGTCTAAGTTTGCAGCTAATGATATTAAGAAAGCTATGGCAGACCTAGAGTTAGGTGATAACATGGGTGATCTTAGTGAAGGTCAATTAATGTTGATTGATGCAGAGTTAAACAATGCTGAGACAATCAAACGAATGAGAATGGACCCAACCAACTTCTAGACAAAGAAAAACCCCCAACAGTAATTAAACTGAAGGGGGTTAAGTTTAGTCTTACTTATTATATCGAAGCAGGAGGTCCACATACCTATATGCTTCATCGACGAGTTCTTGTGCTCGACTTGATCTGTTGGAGACTAACAGTCCTGCTAGGACAGAAGCTGCTAGCTGTTCCCTGTGAGAGGAGAGGCTCTTAGGAACGCTCTCAACAGATGTCTCTTTCAACTTAATAAAGGCTTTAGCCTCTTGTTCCAGACTAGGAGCAGGGGGCTTTTTGCGTTTGGTGGTCATGTTAACATATTCCTTTAATTGAATATAAGGAAGTGTACCATAAGTAAACCCCTTTGTCAAGTCCTAATATGTATTAACTATCTCATCTACAATACCATGTTTGAGACACTCTTCATTAGTAAGCCACTCGTCAGTAGGGTTGAGAAGATGTTTTCTTATATACTTCTCTGACTTCTTGGTACACTTCTTATAGTGTGTAACCATTCTATCCCCTGCTAAGTCGAACTCCTTCATCATAGCATGTAGTTCGTGCTCCTTGCCTTTAGAACCCCAAGAGAACTGATGTGACATAACAGACGTGTTGTGGGTTAGTAGTCGTCTATCTCCTGCCATTATAGTTAGTACGCCGCATGAAGCTACTAGACCTTTACCTATTGTTACTATAGGTATCTCTGACATCTTGATTGCATCAATAAGGTGGAAGGCTGAGTGTACTGAACCTCCAGGACTATTGATAACTAATGTAATCTGATCTGGTCTAACATCTTCTGGCATTAAGTTGTATTCGTATATAGCAGCTACTAGAGGCATGATCTTCTCTTGATCAAACTTATCTACTAGCATTAACATACCGTGTTCCCTCAGGTATGAACCTGGAGGCAGCATAGTAGTCTCTGGTTTATCTTCAGCAACTATCTTAGTAGTTTCTTTGATAGTCTTCTTTGCCATTTCCATTATAGTCATTACCATCCTCCTTGTAAAAGTCTTAGTCTTAATGGGCTGTATATTCTATCTGCTACAAAGTTCTCAGGTAGGTCAATGAACTTACCGAAGTCATTGTCTTTCATTTCAAATAGTGTTAAGTCTTTCTGACTAAATATTAAGAAGTCATCTTTACTAGTCATCTGTGAGATAAGTAAGCCTAGTTGTCCTGTGTATCCCATCTTGAAGTGATAGATACTTTCTATAGTACCAAACATCTGACCTATCTTCATACCATGATTGTAGTCTTTATTGTTTTGCTTTGTCCAAGCTACATGAAACCCCATGATACCGTAGTTAAACTTGTACTTACCGCCTAGGAAGGCAACAGCACAAGCACTGAGACACGAATCTCCTCTGCGTATAACTGTTGACATCTTGTTCTTGTTGATGGTGTAACCTAAGTTATAACCTTCAAGAGCTGAACCCCCTGGACTATTAAGACGCAGAGACTTGATACCTGTTCTATCTATAACTCTCTGTAGATACTTGTAGTCTCCATCCATTAACCTACCCTCTATCTTTATCTGAGAAGAGGTATAGGTGATGTTAGCTGAGTGAGCAGTCATTGGAACACTAATAGCTAAAGCTAGTGCTACACATATTACTGTTACTACATATTTCATAACTTGTCTTTTCCTTTCAAGTGATTAATCCTCATTTCTGAGTAACGCATAACCTTCTCTAAATCAATGATCTCTGACTCGATCATGTCCTTACCTTCGTAAGACTTGAACCCTGCCCTGACTACATACTTAATTATGTTGCCTCTCCAGAACTCAAACTTGTTACGCATTATAAATTCAATGGGCTCTATTACCCAACGTGAGTAGTGTTGTGGTTCTCTCACTATTTCTTCATTCTTCTTCTTAGCCATAGTCTTCTCTCCGCATAATTTACATTTAAAACCTTTTAGTGTGCTGTCTCCGCACCATGAACATTTGGGCATCATATCTTTTCTGCATAGAATACCTTAACCCATTGTGCACAGATATCTGATCTTACGATATCGTCTAGTGTGAACTCAACTATAGGTACTGGTAAGCTATGTTTCTTAGCTAGGTGAGTAATCTTAGTTAAGCCATCGCCATCCTTTAGATCAGTCTGTTGGATATCTCCATTAAGAACAATAGTAGAACCTTCTCCTACTCTAGTCAGTAGCATCTTGAGTTCGTGTGTAGTTATATTCTGAGCCTCATCACAGATGATGAAAGCGTTGTCGAATGAACGTCCTCTCATCATTGCTAGAGGAGCCATATCAATGTTACCGTTCTTGATACCTGTCTCAACAGCACCTCGTCCTAGGTGTTTGATCAGTACATCAATAACTGGTAGACCCCAAGGAGCTACCTTCTCTCCCAAGTCTCCAGGAAGAATACCTATCTCTCTGCCAACAGATACCATAGGACGTGTAATAACAATCTTATCTATATCTTTCTTTGTATACAGATCAGCCGCTACTGTAGTAGTAACGTAAGTCTTACCTGTACCTGCAGGACCAAATACTATTACTTGACATGATGTCTTAATAGCGTCAATCAATAGCTTTTGGTTTTCATTCTTAGGCAGGATACCAGAGGTGCTTTTGTTAGCCGCACCCTTATACTTAGTCTCTCGTTTCTTACTCTTAGTCTTTGGTTTTTGTTGAGTCATAATCTCTCCTGTTAAATGAAAAGGGAGCAACCGAAGCCACTCCCTAATAGTATCATATTTATGATGATGTTGTCAAGGTTATTCGCAAGTACGAAGACCTGTTGCAGGGTCGAAGTAACATGCCCCACCTTCATCTATAAAGTTATCTTCTTCTACTTCTGGCTCGATAACTGCATCCTCTGACGTTGCCGCATTGAGTATGCCGAATCTCTTGCCTGATGCCCTAAAGGTAGTACAACCTGATGAACCTCCATCGTAAGCCGCCATGTATACATCCTTGAACTGTTCCCATGTTACATCGTCTCCAACGTTACATGTCTTAGAACAAGCACTGTCTACATACTTAGATGCTAAGTTAAGAACCTTTACGTGATCGAATACTGATAGTTCATCAGCAGTCTCTCCCTTGATACCGAATACTCGGTAGCCATAGTCATCTACTCGTTCTATAATCGGACCATCGAATGTTTGGATAGTTCTATCGTAGAAGTGTGAGAACACTGGTTCAATACCTGAGCTTACATTATCAGCACTGAGACTGATAGTGCCAGTAGGAGCCACAGAAAGTAGGTGGCTGTTACGGATACCATGCTTAGCGATATCTGAACGGATGTTATCAGGTAATGTTTTAGCGAAGTCACTGTCTAAGAATTCCTTTTCGAATAATGGAAATGCACCTTTTTCTATAGCAAGGCTTATTGATGTTTGGTAGCATGTATCTCTGATAACTGCCATGATCTCTTCTAAGTCATTTAAGAAACCCTCTGAACCGTAAGGATTACCAAGTGCTTCAAGAGCATTAGCTACACCAGTTACACCTAGACCCATACGTCTCTTACTCTGAGCTTCCAGCTGTTGAGCTGGTAAAGGATATGTAGCTCTATCAACTACGTTATCCATTGCTCGTACAACGTTAGGGATGTCATGCTTTAGTTTCTCTAAGTTGAAACCAAAACCTGCATCTATGTTCTTCTCAACATACTGAGTCAAGTTGAATGAACCTAGTAGACATGCACCGTTTGGTGGCAAAGGTTGTTCTCCACAAGGATTTGTAGCTGCGATGTACTCACAATAATGTAAGTTGTTCTTACGATTGATACGGTCAATGAACAAGATGCCTGGCTCTGCCCAGTCCCATGTAGAACGTAAGATGTCATCCCATAAAGCTTTAGCTCGGATAGTGCTATATACTCTACCTTCGAATACTAGATCAAAGTCTGTGTCATTCTTAACAGCAGTCATAAAGTCATCAGTAACACCGACAGACATATTGAACTGTGTGAAAGCAGATGAATTGTTCTTAGCTTTGATGTACTCTAAGATGTCTGGGTGATCTACCCTTAAAACTGCCATCTGTGCGCCCCTACGATGACCTGCAGAGCTGATAGTCTTACATAATGCATCGAATATACCCATGAAGCTAAGAGGGCCGCTAGAACGGCTGTCTAGGCTCTTGATAAGTGCACCGTGTGGACGTAGTGTAGAGAAGTCGTAACCGATGCCTCCACCTAGTTGCATAGTCTTAGCAGCTTCCGTTGCTGCCTTCATTATGCCTTCCATACTATCTTCTATAGTCATTGATACGAAGCAGTTGTAAGGTGTCACTTTACGAGGTGAACCCATTGCAGATTGTACTCGACCTGCAGGTAAGAAGCGTTGATCTAACAAGATGTCTCTGAACTGATTGTAATGATCTTCACTATCTTTAAGTGAGTCAGCTACTCTTGACATAGCTTCTCTAAAGCTCTCGCCCTTAGAGCGATACTTCATTGCATGTATTTCTTCTGATATACCTAGGCTTGGTCCTTGGTGGTTTTTAATACTCATACGTTAATCCTTTTTAAATTCTTTATCTATTAATAACATTACATGAAAGAGAGATTGAGCTTCACTTATCACCATTAGCTTCGTGACCCTCACCTCTTACTTTAAAGTCTTCTCTCATCCAGACTAAATTGTCAATGTCACCGCGAGTTAACCCAATGTCATTTAGTTCTCTGTTAGACAAACGGTTGAGATGCTTGATTGTATCTCTGTGCATTTGCCATGTTTGTAAGTAGTTATAAAATCTATATAACCAAACAAAAGGTGATCGTATACCATTGCATACAATACGTCTTGCTTTACTATCTAATATTCTTTTAATCATCTATTGTCTCCTGAGCCAGACAGAACACCACGTTCTTGTCTATCATTAAGTTTAATCATGTTAAGTTCTAACACTTCGTCTAAGCTACTGCCAAAGTAATTCGCCAGAGCAGTTAAGTAGAATGCGACATCTCCTAGTTCTTTAATAATGTCTTGGGCTTCTACTTTAGTATTGTCACGTAAGAGCTTCTTAAT